GCCGGGCCCATCTATGCATGGCGACGCTGGGCCTCGCTCGGCCAAGCACCGAAAGATAAATTCACCGGCATCGGCCATGGTTAGGACTGTGCTGTGCTGGGCGACGCGCTGCCGGGCCACGCTAAGCAAAGCACCGCTCCGCATCGTTCCAAAACGTGAAACTACTTACCGACCATCTCGACACTATACCGCCCGAACCGTCCGGAGTTCTGAGGACGCCACGCGCCAGCGCCGACGGCACGGCCGGCCCGGTTCCAGATGGAAAGCACGGTGTCGAGAAACTGTTCGAAGTTGGTAGGCGCGAACTCGTCGTCAATCTCGAAAGGAACATCGACGTGCCATTCGTCGATGCGCGGCCGGACGACGATGATGCGTGCCTTGTTGGCCTTGTTGACGCCGCTGTCGATCTGTATCTCGTATTCGGTGATCGGCTTGCTCTTGGGGTTCAGGAGCGTTGCGCGATCCTCGCTGCAAAACAGAACGCCCTGAAAGATTTTCCTCGGGCCGATCCGGGTGCCGGCGACCTTCTGTCCCGAGCAGCCGTCGAGCAACGAAGATCGGAGCGCCTGCGTTGGCAGGTAGAGCGAGCCGTCGGTGTCGCGGTAGGTAGCGGCCTCCGCGATCTTTTCGATGTCGCCCTTGTTCGGCTTCGTGCCGAGCTTGAGCGTAGGAGCATCGCGGTTGACGCTCTCGATGTTGGACATGAGAAGGGGGGTTAACCCGGTGAAACGGAAGACTTTGATTTGCATGATGTTCTCCACGGCCTGATGCCACGAATGGTTAAAGGGACTGTGCTTTGCCTCGCTACGCCGAGCCATGCCCGGCGCGGCTTCGCGTAGCGATGCCCGGCCTGGCTAAGATGGTCTGTCGATGCTACGACGTTCGTACCCTATGCCAATCTGGCACATGATGTCAATAGCCCAACATGACTAGATTGTCCGCGCTTGTCCGACTTAGAGACGAAGAGGTTTGGTGTCACCACTCACTCGAATCAATTGTCGAGTGGGTTGATGAAGTGGTGATCGTGCTCAATCAGCCCGCCGATGCTACACCGCAGATTGTTGCCAAATTCGCGGCGGAACACCCCGACAAGACCAAGGTCTATGAACACGATTACAAGACTTGGGAAATGGGGCCGCGACACGCGCAAATCCCGGCAACCGATCCCAGGTCAAGCGCCGCGCTCTACAATTTCACGGCATCAAAGGCAACCGGCACGCATCACCTGAAATGGGACGGCGACATGGTGGCGATGGACTGGCTAGGTGCGGAGATCAGGCGGCTTCTGGGCGAAGGCCGGGACCGCATCCGTTTCGAGGGCCGGGACATCGTGGGCGACGCATTGACGCACATTGGCGTTCATCCATTGTGCAGAACAACCGGGATTTACAGGGCCGGCCCCGGCGTCCGGTATGAGCAAGGGCCTGTCACGCAAAACCTCAAAGGCGTCCCCGATGCAGACGATGCCTTCGATCACAGACCCGCGTTCCTGCATTTTAAATGGGCGAGGAAGCCGCTGGAGTCGGCGACTTGCCAATGGCCGGCTGACTGGCAGTCGATCCCGCATTTTCAGACAATTGCCGCACGCCGCATCCCGGTTGCCCGGTACGAGGGCGAGTATCCATCGTCGGTGCGGGCGCTGTTGTGACGCCTGGCGTGTTCCTGCTCTGGTCGGCAGTGCGGCAACACTGGGGCGCGATGGAGGCGATGATCGCCGAGCGGTTCGAGATCGACCGGCGCATAGACCTGGCCTTCGCGAGCATGGAGACGTTCTGGTCGTTCAACTGCGACGTCTACATGCTCAAATCGATTGCGATGCATCCCGACGCACGGGAGCGGAGTTACATCAACCCCAACCGCGAACGGCTCCGACTACTGGAGCCGCATGGGTTTCGCCTTCGCGCCATTATCGCGCGCCCGCGCAACGGAGCGCTCGGCCAAGCGTGCGATGCGATGAAGGTGGTGCTGCGGGAAGCTTACCCAGCGCGGGTCGCCGGGACGAAGATGCACCTCAACGTTCATGCGTCGGACGGTGAGGCTGAGGCGGCTTATCTGCTCGATCTGCTCCAACCGGTGAGTCTTGCGCACGTCCACCGGCGGCCGTTCCCATTGCGCCCGGCCTATTACGACAGATTACACAGGATGCGGGTCTGGTGTGCCGAGAACGGTATCGACCGGCGGCAGGCGTGCGTGATCTCGGGCGGGGTGTTCGAAGCCTGCGGGCTGCGCGAGTCGAACGATATAGATATCATTCTCGATAGTGCCGCGCGCCGGAAGTTCGGCGCCGCGGGCATCAAGGACATTGTGCCGGGCATCGACCTCGCGGCGGCTGGATATCACCGCACAGTCCGCCCGGTCGCTCTGACCGACGACCAGATCATTGGCGATCCGCGTTACCACTTTACCATGCTGGGCGTGCGCTTCGCGGCTTTGCCTCTGGTGGCTGAGACGAAGCTGAACGGCGGACGCAGCAAGGACAAGTCGGACGTGGCGCTGCTCAACGGATCGCATGCATCATTTTTGATGGTGCCGCTGTGAACTGGGACGGGCGAGCCCTGATCTCGCAGTCCTACGTCGAGCAGAACAGACTGATGCACAGGGCCGCGGACTTCGGCGCGGAATCGTTCCGATGGGCGCAGAAAGCGGCCAAGCTCATCGCTGATCATGGTTGCAAGGATGCGCTCGACTATGGTTGCGGCAAGGGCACGTTTGCGGTGGCCTTGGCGAAGTTTATCAATATCCCGGTAGCCGAGTATGACCCGGCCATTTCGGGCAAGGACGGTCTGCCGGGGCCAGCGGATTTCGTGATATGCAATGACGTGATGGAGCATGTCGAGCCGGATTACGTCGATAACGTGCTGGATCATCTCGCCTCGCTGGTACGTCGGGTCGGATTGATCGGGATCGCCACGAAGTACGCGCTCAGCCACTGTTTGCCGGATGGGCGCAACCCGCACCTGTCCGTGCATGACGGCGATTGGTGGCAAGGCAAGCTGGAGTCGCGGTTCGCGGTCAAGCCGTTTGCCACGCGCCAGAAAGAGTATGCTTGCGTGGTGACGCATAAAGAGCCGCGATGAGGCTGGTTCAAATCTGCGGCGCGCCGGGTGTGGGCAAGTCGACGCTGCTTGAAGCCCTCGGCGATCAAGCGCTGCATGGAAATTCGTTGCGGTCGTTCGTGTCGATGAACCGGACGGATGCGGACATTGAATGGATTGGCGCGCTTGGCGGTTCGCCGCAGTGGGAAGAGGTAGCCGAAGTGTCACTGCGGCGTGCGGCTGCTATCCAGTTATCCTTCATCGAAGGCCTTGCGGTTGATGCGCACATGCCACTGCAACGGGCGATAGGCGCGCCGCCCGGTTATCTTGACTGCATTCCGTTGCCCGATACGGCGGCGTTCTGTCTGGCGCCGGTCGAGGTTATCGAGGCGCGGTTGGCAGAACGCATCAGGTCCGGCCTCAAGCCGGGCCGGACATATGACACGCCCGCAGCGGTTCGCGATGTTCGCCGCGCGCTCGAAGCAATGACAGAACGCGGCGCACCGATACTTGTACTGGACATGACGGGAGCGGTCGAGGTTAACGCGGCAAAGATATTGTCATGCTGACGGTAGTGACATTTCTCTGGTTCGATCCCAACGGCCGTCACAACCACCTGTTCGTTTATTCGGCGGATTACGTTAACCGGCTGCGTTCGATGCTGGAGCGGCACCTGAAGCAACCGCACGAATTGGTCTGTGTGACAGATATGCCGGACGGGATCGACCCGCGCGTGCATGTCGTGCCCCAGCCGCACGCGGATGTGGTGTTGCGCGACGACGTTCCGGGCTGGTTTCGACGCCTTGTGATCTTCCACCCGGAAGCGGGCGCGTGGCTGGGGACACGAATCTTGCTGATGGATCTCGACTGCGTGATCTTGCGCGACCTGGACCCGCTGCTAGAGGGTGCCGGAGACTTCAAATCATGGGAGCCGCGCCTGTACCACCAAGCGGGCAGGCCATATAGCCGCTACAATATGTCGTTCGTGCTGCTAGATGCCGGCGCCCGGCCGCAAGTATGGGAGCAATTCGATCTGGACGCGTCGCCAGGGCAGCTCGCTGCGGCGAGCCTTGCCGTAGACGATCAGTCCTGGCTGACGCATGTGCTCGGCAACGGTGAACCCGTGTGGCCGTGGGATGGCGACATAGTGTCCGTGCGGGCCGTGTCTGATCCGGGCCGGGCGCGCGTCGTGTTTTTCAACGGCCCGCGCTCGCCCGCCATGCCGCTGATGCAGAAAGAATATCCGTTCATCGGGGAGCACTGGCGGTGACCGACACGTTTCTGGACGGACGGAAATCCGGTCAATGGGAACTTGATGAGCTTGTAAGCGAATTCCGGCAGGCTGGCGTCCGGCGTTATCTGGAAATCGGCGCCCGCTCCGGCGTCTTTTTCGCTCACGTCATGAGCGGACTTGGGCCGGGTGCGTTTGGGGTCGCCGTTGATATGCCGGGTGCGGCATGGGGGCGGCCAGACTCGGCGGAAAAGCTGAAAAGCGTAGTCGAGAAATTCGATGGGCACGTTATCTTTGGCGACAGTCATTCGGCCAGCGTCCGTGCCGCCATTTTGGCGCTGACACCGTTCGACGCTTGTGTCATCGACGCAGACCATAGGTACGAGGCGGTGCGGTTGGATTGGGAATTCTACCGGCTGTTGGCGCCGATCATCGCGTTTCATGATATCGACTGGGAGGCCGGAACAAAGCCAGCCTATCGGTATCAGGTGGAGGTTCCCCGGCTTTGGAATGAAATACGGGACCACTATAAAACACGCGAGATCGTTGGGCCTAAGCGCGGCTTTGGGTTCGGTTTAGTTTTTCAATTGCAGCACAAATGACCCTAGACATTGTTCTCTACCGAGCCGACACGCCATGGGCGGCGCCGGTTGAGGATGCCATGCTGGCCGGGCTGCGTGCCCACGGGCTGGCGCCAGAAGAGCGAAGCAAGGGCGACTGGCGAGTCTCCGATCTGGCCATTGTCTGGAATCACCGCGATACGGAACTGCACGCGATGCAGCGCGAGGCCGGTGCGCACTATCTTGTCATGGAGCGCGGCTATATCGGCGATATCACGATGCGCCGCGAGTGGACTTCGTTAGGGTTTGACGGGCTCAATGGCCGCGCCAAGTTCCCGGATGCACGGGACGGCGGCGAACGTTGGCAAAAGCACTTCGGCCACATGATGAAGCCATGGCGCAATGGGCGAAAAGACGGCGACTACGCACTTCTGATGGGCCAAGTTCGCGGCGATGCCAGCTTGGCGGGCGTGAACATGGACGACTTCTATCTGACGGCGGTGCTGAACTGTTGCTTCGATTGGAAACTGCCGGTGATGTTCCGGCCGCACCCGCGAGACGCGGATCAGCCTTTGCCGCATGGCGCCATGTTGATCGGCGGAACGCTTGAAGATGCGCTGAAGAGGGCGGCTTTGGTCGTGACATTCAACAGCGGGGCCGGGGTTGATGCAGTCCTAGCCGGGGTGCCAACCATCGCGCGGGATCGCGGCTCAATGGTTTGGGGCGTTGCGGCATATGACTGGGATCACTGCGCGCGGCAGGACCGCACGGCGTGGGCAAGAAAGCTGGCGTGGTGCCAGTACACTGCCGACGAAATATCGAGCGGCTTTGCTTGGGAGTGTCTGCGCGAGGTTCGCAGCATGCAAGACTTGGCGGCGGTTTCGTAGATGCCCGCGCTGCACAAATCCATCGAGCATGTCACGCTGACGCTCTCGTCGGGGACGAATCCGGCGCAGGCGAACCTGACCAAGGGGCAGGACCCGGCGGCCTGCACGCCGTACTATTCGATCCGCGAGGCGGGCGCGGCGGTCACCTGGGTCAACGGCAACCTGCTGCCGGAAGTGTGGTTCGACGACAACGGCGGCACGGCGCGGGTCAATGCCCAATTGCTGACCGGCGACGACGTGCAGGTCGAGATCTTCGTCGTCGAATGGGATCTGACCAAGGTCAACGTCCAGCAGGGCACCTTCACCATCGCCTCCGGCCAGGTGTTCGGCACGGCGGCGATCTCCGCCGTCGACCAGTCCAAGGCGTTCATCGTTCCGTCCTGGCGCATGGCCACGGCCAGCGGCTTCTGGTTCGACCGGGCCTGCCACCGGGCCAAGTTCACGTCCGATACGGAAATCACGTTTTCCCGGTTCACGTCGTCCACCCTCCAGACGACGACCGGGCGGTTCTACGTGGTCGAGTGCATCGGCACCGAGTTCGCGGTGCAGTTCTTGGAGTTGAGCAACGACGCCAGCTCGCAGGGCGCCACGGCCTACAACCAGGCGATCAGCGCCGTCGACATGGCCAAGACGTTCATCGTCGGCGGCTACACGGCGGGCAACAACGACGACGATCCGGTAGATGGCGCCATGTGGTGGGCGCTGACCAGCACCACCAACGTCCAGTTCCAGCGGCTCGGCGGGGGCACGCCGGCCGGCCACTTCATGAACACCTCCGTCTTCGTCGTCACCTGCGCCAACGACGAATGGACGGTGCAGCGTGCGCAGCCGACGATCGGCAGCGGCGAGACGGCCGACGATACGACGATCACGGCCATCGACCAGGCGCGCTCGGTCATCAATCCGGGCTCGAACATGAGCCTGACCATGGGACACACGAACACGACGACGGGGGCCGCGTCCTTCGTCCTCGGCTTCACCTTCGCCGCCGATACGACGGTGCGCGCCAGCCGGCGCATCACCGGGTCGCTGGCGAGTGCCTATGCCTTCGAGGTGGTCCAGTTCGCGGAGCCGGAAACACCCGGCGTTAGTATAGTTGTTCCGCTGGCCTCCACCGAGGCTGGCGCCTTGGCACCCGGCATCGCGGCGGGCGCGAAAACGACAATTCCTCTGGCCGGGACTACGGCTAGCGCACTCGCGCCGGCCGTTGCAACAGGCGCCAGTACTACCGTACCGCTGGCCGCGACGGAAACGTCCGCGCTTGCTCCGGCGGTCGTGGCAGGCGCTGCTGTTGCCGTTCCGTTGGCGCAAACCGAAGCATCGGCCCTGGCGCCTGCCGTTGCGGCTGGTTCTGCTGTCGATATCGCGGTGCCACTTGCAGCGACGGAAACAAGCGCTCTCGCACCCAGTATCGCCGCTGGCACAAACGTCAATATGCCGCTGGCCGCTACCGAGGCGGACGCTCTTGCGCCTGTGGTGGTGTCGGGCGCTCGTATCGCCGTGCCCCTGGCCGAAACCGAGGCAAGTGCCTTAGCGCCTGCGGTGGCCGCCGGGGCAGTCGTCACGGTGCCTCTTGCCGCCACACAGGCGGATGCGCTTGCCCCGAGTATCGTGGCGGGCTCCGGCATTGTGCTGCCTTTGGCTGCAACGGTGGCGGCGGCATTTGCACCGGCAGTCGCGGCGGGTGCCCGTGTGGTTGCTCCGCTGGCCGAAACGGTGGCGGCTGCTTTCGCGCCTACAATCGAGATACTTGCCGGTGCGAACATTGCCGTCCCGCTGGCGGAAACCGAAACGGCTTCTATCGCGCCGTCAGTCGCGGCCGGGTCCAGGATTGTCATCCCGCTGGCGGAGACGGAAACCATTGCGTTCGCGCCTACCTTACTCGCGATAACAATGGGCACGGCGGTTGAAAGCGGTCGGCTCTCCGCTGCGGCCATGACCGGCACGTCATCCGGCGCGGTTGCGGGTGGCCGGAAGGCGAATGCAAGCCTGGGCGGCAGGACGACAGGCGCGACGGAGAGTGGGCAACTTAGGGGAGAAGCAGCATGACCACTGAGGTGCGCGATATTGGCGACGGCGAGACGTTGACGGCAAGCTTCACGAACAACGCCAGTCCTGCCGTCGCGGCCAATCCGACCACGGTAACGCTGAAGATCAGGCAGCCGAACGGCACGGTGGTCACGCGCACTACAGCGGATAGCCCGGCCACGATAACGAACGATGTTACCGGCACCTTCGAGTCCGACTTCACCTATGCCCAGGAAGGCCGCCACTTCATCGAATGGGCTGGAACCGGCACGGTTGTCGCGGCGGTATCTGGGGAGCGCTACGTCTTGAGGTCCAACGTCGCATGAGTCTGTCTCTCGTTACCGCACCGGCCATAGAGCCGATCTCGCTGCAGGAAGCAAAGGATCATCTGCGCGTCACGCACGCCATTGAAGATGCCCTCATTGATCAGTTGATCGTCGCTGCTCGCCAGCATATCGACGGGCGAGACGGCTGGCTTGGCAGGCAGTTGATAACCGCCACTTGGGATCTGACGCTGGATAGGTTCCCCGCCGCCGATTACATTTCTCTGCCATTGCCACCGGTCCAGTCGATCACGTCCATCACTTATATCGACGAGAACGGCACGCAACAAACTCTGTCGTCCGCCAAGTATGTCTTGAGCGCCGGCAAGCACTGGCGCCCTCGCGCCGATCTGGCCTATGACGAGATATGGCCAACCACGCGGGATCAGGCTGGCGCGGTGACAGTGAGATTTGTTTGCGGCTACGGCAGCAACCCGGCAGATGTACCGGCATCGATCACGGCGGCGCTGAAGATCATGATCGGCGATCTGTACGAAAACAGGCAATCGGTGGTGATTGGGCAGTCCGTTGCGGAAATCCCGAGGGCTGCCGATGCGTTGCTTGCGCCGTTCCGGGTGTGGGTCTGATGCGTATTGGCGCGCTGGATCGTTCGATCATCATTCAGTCGGCCACGACGGTGCAAGATTCTGTTGGTCAGCCTATCGAGACGTTTTCTACTTTCGCCGAAGTCTTGGCGCAGCGCCGCGACGTGAAAGGCCAGGAAAGATTCACGTCCGAGCAAACGCTCGCCACGCGGACGGCGACCTACCGAATGCGCTGGCTGGCAGGACTCAACGAAACAATGCGGATCATTGATGCCGGCACGGTCTATGGGATTGTTGGTATCGCAGATTCATACAGACAGGGATGGCTGGAATTGTCGGTCGAAGCCCTCAATCCGGCGGATATCGCATGACGGTCGAGAAGGAATTGCAGGACCGGCTTGTGGCGAACGGCACGGTCAATGGACTTATCGGAACGCGCATCTATCCACTGAAGGCGCCGCAGAATCCGACGAAGCCATACGTGACGTTTCAGCGGATATCAGGCTCACGTCTTCAGGCACTGGGTGGCGCTGCCGGTTTCGGCATGGCCCGTATCCAATACGATTCGTGGGCGATTACGTATAACGGCGCGCAAGCACTTGCCGCTGCGATCCGTAATTCGTTCAACGGGTTTATCGGCAAGTTGTCGGATGGGAATTCGCCTGCATCGCTGCGCACCGTCGTTGTCCGGCTCGACAACGAGCGCGATCTATTCGAGGAAGACACCGGCCTGTATCGCGTGACGCAGGATTTTTTGATCTCGCATTCGGAGTGATCTAATGGCTCTCTATTTCATATCATCCCCCGGCACACCGCCGGAGACCGTGCTGCTGATCCGTGCAAAGAACGGGCACCGTGCGCTGGAATTATCCGGCCTGGACGGCGCGAACATCTCGCGCGTCAGTGAGGATGGGCCGGAAGGCGTGATTACGGCGGATGGTTCCGTGATTGGTGCAGCCGATCCGGCGACGACAGTCCAAGCGGAGCCGGAGAAAGACGCCCCGCGCGAGGTCGAAGTGACAACGCTTGCCGACAGAGGCCGCCGCCGCTACCGCAACCTGGATACCGGAACGGAGCGCACTGAAAGACGGACGCCAACCACCGACACCTAATTCCCGCAAGGGAACGGCCACAGAAATCAGCGTCTGGCCAGCGCTTTGATCGCAACGCAGTGATGCGTCGCAGCCCTTAGATGGAGGCCCTTGAAAATGGCAGTCTATGTCGCGGACGGCACGACCATTGCCCGCAGCAATGCAAATTCGCCGCTCACTTACACTAATTTTCCGCAAGTCGTCAGCATCGGGACTGTCGGTCAGGACCGCGGCCTGATCGACATCACGAACCTATCCAGCACCGCCAGAGAGTACAAGAAGGCGATCAAGGACGGCCAGGAAATCGAGGTCGTCATGCAGTATGACCCGGACAACGTCACGCAGGCCGCGCTCAAGACGGACAACAATTCCGAAAATGCCCGTGGCTATCGCGTCACCTTGTCGAATAGCCCGGCAGATACCATCACCTTCAATGCGCTGGTGACCAACTGGTCTATCACGGATATCGCGATCGACAACGTGGTTGGATTGCGCGTTGTGCTGAAGCCGACCGGCGACTTGCAATTCTCCGCATAGTATCAACCGCCGTCGCAATTAAGCGACGAACGATGAGGAATCCATGGCAAAGAAAACACTGTTGACCCGTGACGCCATCATGGAGGCGCGGGATATCCCGGAAGAGATAGTCCCGGTTCCTGAATGGGGCGGGTCCGTCCGCGTCGTCGGCATGACGGCGAAGGAGCGTGGAGAGTATGAATCGGCCTTCATGATGGAAGTCAAGGGGCGCCGTGGCGAACCGGAGTTGAAGCGGAATCGTGCCGCGATCAAACAGGTTCGTGAGCGCCTTGTCGTTCATACGGTCGTTGACGAGAACGGCAATCGTTTGTTCACGGATGAGGACGTGGCGGCATTGTCGAAGAAGTCGGCGGCGGCGATGGAGCGCATCGTCACCGTGGCCCAGCGGCTATCCGGCCTGACTGAAAGCGATATCGAGGAACTGGAAAAAAACTTCGCAACGACGGACGCCGAAGATTCTGCTTCCGTCTCGCCCTCGCACTCGGACGAACAGTAGCCGAACTTGAAGACACGATCTCCGAGCGCGAACTGAACGAATGGATGATCTACACGACCATTGAGCCGTTCGGAGAGGAAGCCGCTTTCTACCGCGCCGGTATCGTCGCCTCGACTATCGCCAATGTTCATCGTGACCAAAAGAAGCGCAGAGAACCTTTCGCGCCAACCGACTTCATGCCAAGGCGGATCAACGAGCAACGCGGCGGTTTGAAGGAAGTCCCGGAAGGGCTCGATCCGAAGCGGGTCAAGGCAGAGTTCATCGCCGCGTTCGGAAATCGGATCAAGCGGAAGGACAAGGGCGATGGTGGGCAAGGTTGAGTTCACGATCAAGGGCGCCAAGGAAATGGAGGCGCTGTTGAAGAAGCTTGGACCCGTACTTGCCTCGAAGATCGGCGATCAAGCGCTGCGCGCGGGCGCCAAGGTGATCGTCGCAGAAGCTAAGAGGCTGGTTCCTGTGCGAACCGGCGCTCTGCGGGACAGCATCACTATCATGGTGCGAAAACCCAGAAATGATAAACAGCGCATAGTGCTGATGGGGTTTAAGCGGACTGCCAGCTGGAGGGCTCACTTTGTCGAGTTTGGCACATCGCATTCGGCGGCCAAGCCGTTCATGCGTCCGGCGATGGACAGCAAGGTCGGCGAGGCTCTGGAAGAGATGGGAAAGGTGATGGCGCGCGGGCTCGCGCGGGAAGCCGCGAAGTTGGCGAAGCCGGTGAGGTGATTAGCCCTCCGCTACGGTGACGCTGGTGAACTTCCAGTTCGGCACATCGAGGATGCATGTGTAGCGATGCGGGATCATTGCGCCGAAGCCGTTCATCATATCAACGCGGCCTCGAAACCGTCCCGTCCGGGAATTCGGCGCGATTGAATATTGAGCAAGGATATCCATGACGTCGCGGTGGAACTTGGCTTTGCTCGGGAACTTGCTGTATTGGCGAACGGCATTCTCGCAGTCACGGTGCGCGCCTGCGAGCCGGAACTCCCAAGCGTTCTGAGTAGCTTTCTCCTTGGCCGCCCGCTCGGCTTCGGCGCGCTCCGCCGTCGTGCGCTCCGCGTAGGCGGAGTCGACGGTTGCGCGAAGATCCGACCACGTATTCTGAATATCGGACCGGAAGTAGTAGAGAACGCCAGAGGCGACAAGGCATAGCACGGTGACGGCGCCAATGGCATCGCCCACCGATGGTTTTTTAGGCGCACCACCGGCTTTGACTCGGGCGGTTTCCGCCTCTAGTTCGGCCGTCGCTTGGTTTATTCGGTCGATCATCTTGGACATCGAAACCTCCCATTTTTGGGGGATAACCTTAACCGAGGTCGATCCGCATGGCAACAATGGGCTCGCTCGTCTCTGATATGCGGCTGGAATCCGCGGCATTCCAGCGCGATCTTGGAGCGGTCACGCGCGCGATAAATTCGCAGACAGCGCAGCAGCGCCGTGCCATGCAGCGGGTCGAGCAGGCAGCGCGTAGAGTGCAACGCCAGTTCAGCCAGCTTCGCGGTGCCGTTGCCGCACTGGCCGGTGCGTTTGCCGTGCGTCAGTTCGCTAAGTTCGCGCAGGCAGCTATCGACACCGGCGATGCTATCGAGAAACAATCGAAGCAGCTGCAAATATCCACCGCCGCGTTCCAAAGATTTAGTATCGAAGGCGAGCTTGCCGGTGTAACGACGGAGAAGCTTGGAAGCGGCCTAGGTGCGTTCACGAAGCGTGTCGGTGAATTAAGGGCCGGCACTGGCACGCTTATAACGATCCTCGACAAGTCCAATAAGGCATTGAAGAACCAGTTGCTCGCGGCCGGAAGCACGGAAGAGGGCTTTCGGATTATGCTGGACGCCATCAATAACGCCGGGTCCGCCTTCGACAAGCAGGCGTTGTCCGCCGCAGCGTTCGGGCGGCAAGCCGGGCAGGCGATGGTCCTGTTGGCGGAAGAGGCCGGCAAGCTCGATCCCAGAATGGTGGCGCTGGTCACGCGCAGTGACGAGATGATCGAAGCGTCCAAAGATCTCGGCGATCAGATGACAAGGTTGAAGCGAGCGTTCTCCGCCGGCTTCGATACGAAGATCATCGAGGGACTCGTGGGCTCAATCGATAAAAGCGTCGATGCCATGGTCGAGTCCATGACGGAGGCGCGCCGCATCGGCGAGGAATTCGGCCAGGCGGTCGGCGCCGCCATGCGCGGTGTCGCTGCGGCGGTAAAATTCGTGGGCCATAACATGCGTGAAATTGTGGCCGTTGCCGGTGCGTTGATCGCGCTCAAGTTGGCCGGTGTCGTTATTGCCATGGCTCGGGCGTTTCTGACGTTGGCCCTCGCCATGAAGGCGGCGGCCGTCTCTGGCGGCCTGCTGGCCGCGGTATCGGCGGGTGCCAAGAAAGGCTTGATCGGGTTGGTCGCAGCGGCGGCGGCGTTCGCCGCGATCATGGTGAACATCGAGGCCGTCGATGCCTCGATCACGGACGCCTTACAAGCGTTCGGCACCCTGACATCAGGCGCCGACGATGCCACGGAGGCATTCGAGAAAACCAAGAACGCACTCGATTCCACCACGTCGTCTCTCGCCCAGCAGTTTTCGGAAGTCAACAGCCTTCGTCTGGCGACAGAGCAAGGCGCTGACGCCGTGCGCCGTCATACTATCGAGTTGGAGACGCACAAGGCGCTCATCGACTCCAAATTGATCCCGGCGACACAGACGCTCATCGAGACGCAGAAGCTTCTTTCGAAGACAGGCGATGAGCGGGTCCTGTCGATCCTCGCCATTGTCGAGGCGACGGAACGGCAGAGGAATGCGGTTAAATCCCTGACGGAAGCCGAGTCACTGCTGAAATCCGTGCAAACAGGCCATGAAGAACGGGTTGAGTTACAGCAACGCCTGAACGAATTGGTGGAACAAGGCGCGCTCACGCAAGCCCAGGCGACAATGATCTGGCTACGGACTTTGGAACGCACCAAGCGCACAATGTCCGATGTTGGCAACGAGACGCGGCGGGCCAAGGACTTCGCGCGCGACTTCGGCCTTACCATGTCGTCCGCCTTCGAGGATGCGATAGTCAGCGGCAACGGCCTGCGCGATATCCTGCGCGGCTTGGAGCAGGATATCCTGCGCATCCTCACGCGCTCGATCATCACCGAACCGGCCGGCAACCTGTTCTCCGACTTCATCGGCAAGGCGGTCGGTTCGCTCGGCAGCTTTTTCGGCGGCGCACCTATGACGCCAAGCGGCTTCGTGCAGGGCGGTGGTAGCGCCTTTGCCAGTGGCGGTTCATTCATGGTTGGCGGTGCGGGCGGCACGGATAGCCAGCCCGTGAATTTCTGGGCAACGCCCGGCGAGCGCGTGACCATCGAGACGCCGGGGCAGCAAGCGCGCGGCGGGGTACAGGTGACGATCATCAACAATGCCGGTGCCGAGGTCGGCGTGCGCGAATCGTCGACGACGGGCGGCGGCGTATCGCTGGAGGTTACTCTCGACAAGGCGGTTGCCCGTCAGGTGCGCAGGCCGGGCAGCGATACGGCGGCGGCGCTATCCGAGACTTTCGGCGCCCGCCGCGCCCTGGCATTGAGATAGATCATGGCCGCGTGGCCGGTAAGCTTGCCGCAATCGCCGCTCGTGAATGGCTATGACGAGCAGTTCCCCAAAATGGGCCTGCGCTCATCGATGGATGCCGGACCGGCCAAACAGCGCCGCCGCTCCACCGCCGCCGTCACGCCGATCAGCATTCGCTTGGCGCTCACGAACGCCCAGGTGGAGACGCTACTTACATTCTGGAAGACGGATACGGGTGGCGGTGTCCTGTCGTTTACCTGGGTTCACCCGCGTACCGGAACTGCCGTCACAATGCGGTTCATCGCCGATCAGCCGCCCCATCCCCAGCCGCTCGATTCGGAAGATTTGTATTCCGTCAGTTTCCCGCTGGAAATCCTGCCTTAACTCTGAAGAAGGACTTGCACCATGGCCGTGACCATCACGTTCTATAACCATACCCGAAAGCTGTTTGCCAACGGCGAAGTCAATCTCGCTAACCTCAAGTTGATGTTGCTTGATCTCGACCTGACATCGCCTGCGGCGGTTTTCGATGCCACGGACACTACCATCGACGCATTAAGTGCGAATGAAGTAGACGGCGGCGGCTGGACGACCGGCGGCGAGGCGCTGGCAAGCGCTGCCGTTACGGTGGTAAACACTAACGAAGCCAAGCTGGATGCCGTTGATATCTCTGTCACGGCGACTGGCGTAGCCATCGGCCCGGCGTCATTTGGTGTGATCTACGACGATGACCAAGCTTCGCCGGCAGTCAAGAACTTGCTGTTTTTCGTCGACTTCGACGGCGCCAAGACGGCGGATGTAGGTGCGGACTTCGACGTTACCTTCGACGCCAACGGTATCCATCTGTGGAGCGCGCCGGCGTAAGAGCGCCCACGTCGCAATGAGCGAGTGCTAGAGTATGTCTCTGCACCAACGTCGCGTAATGATGGCCGACGACACGCTGACGCTGTACTACAAGATGCTCCACCATGCCGGAACGCCCATATCGGCGATAGTGAAACGCGGCCCCGTGCCGACTTTCACGCGCTCTGGCACGGCATGGTACTTCGATGAAAACGGCCTGCTCATTTCGGCTGGCACTGACGAACCACGTTTCGATCACAACTTCGCCGGTACGCCGCTCGGGTTACTGATCGAGCAGATTAGGATAAACGAGGCCCTCCATTCCCGCGACCGAACTCAAGCGGCATGGATCAACACGAACATAACCGCAGCCAAAGATGCGGTCGGGCTCGACGGTTCTGCGAACAGTTGTTCAACGCTGACGGCGACGGCCGCGAATGGGACAAGCCTACAGACGGTCACCAAGGCAGCGGAGGCTAATTCTTATAGCGTCTACATCAAGCGGAAAACCGGCACGGGCGATATCGACATCACGGTTGACGGCGGGACGACGTGGACAACGTGCACGGGATTGAGCGCCGTTGATTTCACAAGGTATTACGTTCTAGGCGCATCAGCGGCCGATCCGACGTTCGGCGTCAGGATCGTTGCGGATGGAGATGCGGTTATCGTTGATTGCGACCAACTTGAGGGGCCTGATCTTGGCCAGGCCCCCTATCCGTCAAGTCCCATCCTCACAACGACCGCAGCGGTGACGAGAAATTCTGAATTTCTTCTTTCGACGGATATGAGCTTCGTGAACCAGGATGCGGGCACGGTCTACATCTCCGGGAGAACGCCGCTAGTTCCGTCATCTGTTGTCGGCACCGGGTGGTTGTTCGTTCTCGACGACGGGGGGACCACCGATAATTTTTCTGTCGAACAGAGTATAAATAACCGTAGGTTCCAAGGAGAGTTCGTAAATTCCGCTGATACCGATGCGTTCGTGTTCGTCGCGGAGTCTGCTGACTCCGAAGATACCGAATTCGCCCTCGCCGTGCGCTATGCGGACGACGACGTGAACATTTCCGCCGATGGCGTCGCTGGGACAGAGGACACGAGCGTCGGCGTTCCGACGCCTGACCCGTTCACAACCATGCGGATCGGCCGGCGCTCGGCAAATAATTTCTTTAATGGGCATTTCCGTAGCATCAAATACTACGATGTTGCCAAGACGGACGCAGAAATGAATGCGTTAACCGCATGACGGGGTTGATCTTTCTCGATAAGCTGAATATTTCCGGGAAACCCTCCGGGCCTATGCGCGGCATGGCATTCCAAAGCGAAGCTGCTGGGGACATGTGGGACGAAAGTCTCAAGCCGCTATCTCAAGAAACGGAGATCGAAGGCACCGAGGAAACTTTCCTTCGGGAGACGTATTTTCCAACGCTGCTGTTCAATGGCGGATCGTCGGCTAATGGCCCGACGCCACGGATACTTTTGGATATCGAAAACTATGGGCATAGCGATAGCGAGTTTCACGACGCGGCGACCGTGGCGGATAGCAAGGCCAAATTCTTGCAGATGATTGCCATATGGCGCGATGTCCGGCCGGACTTGAAGATCGGCTGCTACAACGTCGCGCCCACGCCGAACCGTGACTGGGCTATAGGAACGATCGAGCAGAAAACTCAGTGGAAGGCGGATCAGGATGCGTTCAACGAAGTCCATGACGCATTGGATACGCTCTACGTTACCTGCTACGCACCGGAAATAGCCATTTGGCCCAAGGCTGACCACATAGAGTTCTTGAACGAGGTATTTCCCGAAGCCCGCCGCCTCGGGCCAAACAAGGAAATATTCGCTTATGTGCAGCCGTACCACAACTCCACTCCGTTCAGCATCATCGAGCATGAATATTTTCGGTCCATCCTAGACACGATTAAATCTCATGCCGACATGGGTGACTGCGATGGGGTCGTGTTCTGGGGATTCCAACAAACAGGCGGGTCATGGGCAGAACTACAAACGGCGGGGATAGTAGATACAATCAACCGCTTCGTGCGCGATTGGCACACTTGAAAGAGGGTTGAACGAATGCTACTCGATATCGTTAAAAAGGGGTCTACTGACAGATCGGTCACACTTTCTATCTATGACGATACGACCGGCCTTCCTGAAACTGGCGTCGTGTGGAATACCTCGGGCATCGACCTATGGTACCGGCGGGAGTCCTCGGCGCTGGTGTCCATCACGGAAGCCACGCTGGCCGCGCTGACCACGGCTCACACCGACGGCGGCTTTCTGCACATCGGCAACGGTGAGTATCGCCTCGATCTGCCGGACGCGGCCTTCGCGACCGGCGCCAATCACGTCGATATCGGCGGCACGGTGACAGGCATGATCGTAGAGGGTGGGCGCGTGCGGCTGGTTGACTACGACCCGGAGGATACGGTGAGACTTGGCCTGACGGCGCTGCCGAACGCCGCCGCTGACGCGGCTGGCGGGCTGCCGATCAGCGACGTGGGCGGACTGAATCTGGATGCGATCAAGGGTAAGACGGACAGTTTGACCTTTACGGTCGCGGGCAAGGCAGACGCGAATATCACGCACGTCAATGAAATCGAAGTCACCGGCGACGGCGGTATAGGAACCGAGTGGGGGCCGGCATAAGCTGGGGCACATCCTGGGGCACATCCTGGGGCACATCCTGGGGTGCCACCGCCGATAATGCTATCGTTGCCGTTCCCTTGGCTGAGACCGTGGCGCAGGCATTTGCGCCTGCGGTGGCGGCGGGTGCTTTTGCCGTCATTCCCCTGGCCGCGACGGAGACTGCGGCCCTTGCACCTACGGTGTCGGAGGCTGCTGTCGTTGCCGTGCCACTGGCTGAGACTGTGGCGCGCGCATTTGCGCCGGCAGTACAGGGAAATCTTGGTGTATCCGCTACAGCCAGGGCGGCGGTGTTCGCTCAGGAAACGGCTGAGGCATTCATTGTGCTGGTGACTATCGACCACGATGATCTGGCCTTGCCAATTCGCGTGTGCAGTGACGCGGTCGATATGGAAAGCCGGGGCAATACGTTCACGGCCATGCCCTTCGAGCGCGAACTGCCTGGCGAGGATGACACCGGAGTCTCCGCCGGGACGCTGGCTATCCAGAATGTGAGCCTGGAAATTACCGAGGCAATCCGCTCGATCAATACCCCGCCGAGCGTGCTGCTGGAGGTGGTGCGGGCGGCGGACCCGGATACGGTGGAAATGTCATTCGATAACATGCGCATTGCCGAAGTGCGCTGGGACGCGCTGATTGTGAGCGCCACCGTCGATGACGAGAATTTTCTATCCGAGCCCTACCCGAAGGACTCTTTCACGCCCGGGCTTTTCCCCGGCGTCTTCTGATGATCGCCCGCCAGCCGCCGGCGTGGGTTGGTGAGTACGTCGGCCTGCCTTTCGCTTCGCTGGGCCGGGACCGCGCGGGGTGCGATTGCTGGGGGCTTGTCCGCCTCGTGTTGGCCGAGCAATTCAGCATTGATCTGCCAAGCTATGCCGAGGATTACGAAGACGCGAACTCAGGCCGCAATGTGGCGCCGCTGATTGCCGCGCACAAGGATGACTGGCGGCAAGTCGATCAGGCGGACGTGTGCTTGGGCGACGTGGCCTTGCTGCGCACCAAGGGCTGGCCGATGCACGTGGGCTTGATCGTGGCGCGCGGGCGCATGCTGCACATCGAGGCGGGGATCAATGCGGTGATCGAGCGCCTGGACTCGCCGATCTGGCGGCAGCGGATCGTCGGGATATTCCGGCACCCGCAGATTGATCAAAAGAAATTAAGGTGCGCATGCCCGAGTCCTCTCTGATATCTCTGGAACCGGTTGACAGGATAACCGAAATCCTGGCGCCAGGCCAAGGGCTAGTCCGGGTCTCCGCCTGCCCGCACCCGTTCAGCATGGCTCGGGTGGACTTGTCCGTCGAGGCAGGCGCCACCCTGGCCGAGATATTCGCCCGGGCTCAGCCTGACGCGGTGCTGCGAAGGCATGCCCACGTCTTTGTCGGGGACCACTACATCCCCCGCGAAAATTGGCACCGGGTGCGGCCCAAGCCGGGCACAACCGTCAGCATTCGGGTAGTGCCGTCCGGCGGCGGCGGCGGTGGCAAGAACCCGCTGCGGACCATCCTGATGATCGCCGTGTTGGCGGCGGCGGTCGTCATCCCTGGCGCAATTTTCAGCGCGCCATTTTTGGCAACAGCCGGCGGTGCGCTGGCCGCGACAGGGCTCCAGGTGGGCATCGGCATCGTCGGCAGTCTGCTGGTCAATGCCATTGCCCCGCCGCCGCGTCCCGACCTGGGGCAACTGGCGGGCCCTAGCCGGGAAAGCCCGGTCTTCGGTATCGCAGGCGGCCGGAATGAGCTGCGCCCGTTTCAGCCGGTGCCGCGCGTCCTTGGCAAACACCGGTTGTGGGGGCCGAAGGGCGCCCGCGAATACACCGAGATCGTCGGCGACGACCAATACCTTCGTACCCTGATCGTCTGGGGATACGGCCCGCTGCTGCTAGAGGATTTCAAGATCGGCGAGACGTCGCTCGATGAATTCGATGATGTTGAAGTCGAGCATCGGCAGGGTTTCGACGGCGACGATCCGATCAGCTTGTTTCCGGATGATGTGTTTGAAGAGGGGTTGGCTATCGCGTTGCTCGCCGCCGATAGCTGGCAAGTGCGTACGACCCAGCCAGACGCCGATGAGATCAGCGTCGATGTGACGTTCTTGCAAGGACTTGTGGAATTCGATTCGCAAGGCGCCAAGAAAAGCCGCAGCGTCAGTCTGCAGGTGCAAACGGCGGTGGCCGGCAGCGGCTCTTGGTCGGCCTCCACGGCGATCAACGTATCGGCCAAAAGATCATCTGTTGTGCGCAAATCGGTGCGCCTGACCGTGACGCGCGGCCAGTACGACGTGCGCATTCGACGAGTCACGGCGGACACGACGTCGAGCAGCATTTTCGATGTGGCAACATGGACCTCGCTGCGGACGTTCACCAACGAGCCGCCTGTCAACATGGCCGGTGTGGCGATGACGGCATTGCGCATCCGGGCGACCAACCAATTGTCCGGCGTGGTCGATGCGCTCAACTGCGTCGCCACCTCAATCCTGGCGGACTGGGATGGCTCGGATTGGGAAACGGTGCGGCCAACCGCCAACCCGGCGTCGATCTATCGGGAGATCTTGCAAGGCGCGGCGAACGCTAACCCCGTGGCCGATGCGCGGATCGACTTGGCTACCCTGGAGGCTTGGCACGAGATCAACACCGCTGCGGGGCGCGAATTCAATGCGGTCATCGATACACCGATCTCGGTGCGCGACCTACTTGCTGCGGTTGCCGCCTCCGGACGTGCCAGCTTGCGGCGGCGGGACAATAAACGGAGCGTCGTTTTCGACGAAGCACAGAGCACGGTTGTCCAGCATTTCACGCCGCGCAATTCGCTCAACTTCAATGCCACGCGCGTCTACGCGGATATGCCGCATGCCCTGCGCGTTACCTTTTTCAATCGAGAGCAGGGCTGGCAGGCTGACGAACGGATCGTCTACCGCGACGGATACGATGCAGGGACCGCAACGAAATTCGAAGGCTATCGTCCGTTCGGCATTACCGATCCGGCACATATCTGGAGCGATACCCGTTATCACATGGCGGTCGCCGAATTGCGTCCGGAACGCTACGAGTTCGAAACCGACATCGAACATATCGTTTGCACCCGTGGCGATCTGATCGAGATCACCCATGACGTGCTGTTGGTCGGCCGGGCCAGCGGGCGGATCAAGTCGACGATAACCGACGGCGGCGGCAACATCACCGGGATCGTCAGCGATGAAGTGCTGCCCATGGAGGCCGACACGGACTATGCGTTGATCGTGCGAACGCCGGGCGGACGGGTGAGCGCGCCTGTGGTCACCGACGCCGGGGAGCAAACCACGGTCACCCTGTCGCCAGCCTTGGCGCCTGGCGCGGTGGCCGCTGGCGATCTATTCGGTTTCGGCGAGGCCGGATTGGAGACGATCCGATCTCTGGTCTATTCGATCCGGCGGCTTAACGATGAAGCGGCGATCATCACGGCGGTGCCGGAATCCGCCGCGGTCTATACTGCCGACACGGAAGCCATCCCGGCCTTCGATTCCAAACTCTCGCCGTTGGTCGGCCAGAACAAGCCCTTCGTCATTTCGGCGCGCTCGGATGAAACGGTGATGGTACGAGCCGCCGATGGCTCGCTGGACTCGCGCATTCTGATCGCCTTGGGGGCGCCGGGGTCGCTCGCGCTCTCACGAATCTCCGGTATAGAAGTGCAGTTTCGGCCAAGCACATCGGATGGATCATGGCTTCCGTTAGGCCCGTTTCCTCGCGACACACGTGAGATATCGGTGGCCCCAGTGGAGGACGGCGTGTCCTACGACGTGCGTCTGCGCTACGCTTTCATAGGCGCCCCGCCGGGCACTTGGACGCTGATTTCCAATCACAACGTGCTCGGCAAATTGACGCCGCCGCCTGCGGTTGAGGAATTCTCAATTTCTAGGTTGGCCGATGGGACGCGCCGGTTTTCCTGGGCGGCCTCGACCATCCCGCCGGATGTGGTTCTGGGCGGCGGCTTTGTCATTCGTTACAAGACGGGCGCGGGCGGAGCGTGGGCAGACATGACGCCGCTGTTCACACAAGGACTGTTGAATACCAGCCCGGTTGAAACCAATGAGCTTGTCGCCGGCACGTATACCTTCGGGATCAAGATGGTGGATGCCTTCGGCAATGAATCAACCAATGCGAATTTGATTGAGGCAACCATTGGCGATCCGCGTTTGCGCGGGGTTATCCATCAGCGTCAGGAATTCTCGCTCGGCTTTCCCGGGACTCTGGTCGATTGTTTCCTGAATCCTTCTGGCCATGCGGAGGCGATGGGCGACGCCACGACCGGCACCTGGGATGATCTGCCTAACACCTGGGATGAGTTGGCGGACACATGGCGCGGCATTGTGACGAATCGTTCGCCGATCACCTACACTACCGAGGTCATTGATCTGGGCGCTGATCTGCGCTTCACGCCGTCGGTCACCTTCGACGGGCTCGGCACACCGACGATCACCATGGAGACAGGCACGGATGCCGATGGCGAGCCAACTGGCGGCTTCGTATCATTGGCGAGCGTTGTGGCACGTTACATACACCTTAAGGCAAGCATTGCCGGGACCACGCCGCTGATCCGCGATCTAGTGACATTCCTCGATGGCGAGACAGTGATCCAGGATGTCGAAGATGTTGATACGTCGGCAGCGAGTGCCGGCCGGTTTGAGCGCATCGACACAGGGCATTTCAAATACGAGAGCGATGGACGTTTTGGGTCTATCATCACCGCGAAGGTGGTGGCTTTCCAGAATACCGGAGCTGGAGGGTGGCACGTTGATCTGCTCAGCAAGGCAACCACGATCACCGGGGGTAGTCTGCCCGCTGCAGAGTTCAAGATATATAAGGATATATCAGGCACTTGGACGCTCCAGGATGCGACTGTCGATTTGGAACTGAAGGGGTTCAAGGTTTAGATGGCAAAATCATTCCCGGCTGATGTCAGCAACACCAAGGTGGACGAGGGCGGCGACGATCCAAAGCTGGCGCGCGTCGATCTGCTCGATCTAATAGACAAATTCAATACGACTCTGGCAACCCTTGCGCCGCTGGCGGCGATGGTTGTGGGCGATGGCCTGACGGTCACCGACAATGGCGCCGGTAACGCCGATACGCTGATCGCCACCCCAGCGCCAAACGCGACACTGCCGCGCGGCCACCTGACTGGGCTGAAACTCAGCAATAACACAACCGACGCAACCAACGACATCGACATAGCGGAAGGGCAGTGTCGGTCAAAGGACAATGCCGAGGATATTATCCTAGCAAGCGCCTTGACGAAACGAATCGATGCGTCCTGGGCGGTCGGTTCCGGCAACGGCGGCTTGGATACCGGCGCGGTCAGCAGCACCGGTACATATCACGTCCATGCCATCCTACGCAGCGACACGGGCGTAGTGGACGCCCTGTTCTCGCTGAGCCCAACCGCGCCGACCCTGCCAGCGAATTACGATCTCAGCCGGCGTATCGGGTCGTTCATGCGCGTCAGCGGCGTCAACGTACCGTTCACCCAGCGCGGTGACGAGTTTCTGCGCAAGGTTCCGATCAATAGTGTCAATGCGTCCAACCCCGGAACCTCGGCGGTCGCGGCCACGCTGCATGTTCCAACTGGGGTGCAGGTGGACGCTCTTTTCAGTTCAATGTACTTTGAGGGCGGGGACGACTCCTACTTACTGTTCACGTCGCTGGATCAGACCGACACGGCACCCTCCGCGACCGTCTTTTCCATTGGGCATCATATATCCGGCACTCAGAAAAGCGGGCAATTCCGGATCAGAACGAATACCTCCGCCCAGGTTCGATACAGGGTATCCTTTTCCGGGATTAATACTGCCGTCAAAATCACAGCCCACGGCTGGATCGACCGCCGCGGCCGGGATGACTGAGAGGGAACAATGAGAAACATGCCCACGGTAATTCTGGCGGCGGCACTCTTCCTGGCGGGGATGGCCAGCCCGGCACCTGCCGTCGGGCAAGTCTCCCAATGCGACACGCGCACCAAGGTGCTCGGCCATCTCGCCAACAAGTATCAGGAAGCCCCGGTCGCCATCGGCGTGACCAGCTCGGGCGGCCTGGTGGAAGTGCTGTCCACGGGCGACGGCAACACCTGGACCATTATCATGACAAGCCCACAGGGCATGTCGTGCCTGATCGCGGCGGGAGAAGGCTGGCGCGGGGTGCCGGCCGTGCCCGTGGGCCCCGATACGTGACGGATCACCGTGGGGGCCGATCTGCTGATCCGATTGGAGGCATAATGAGCGACGCACAAACGGATCGAGCGGCGCGGCAGAAGGTCGTCGATTGGGTGTGGCTCACCTTGTCGTCGCGGTTTGCGATGATCCTGATGCCCTTCGTCCTGGCGGCGATCGGCGCCATCGCATTGGAATGGCGTGCCGACTTCAAGGCGGCGCAAGTCACCGCGCAAGCGACGGCCCTGGAGACGGCGCGGGTGCTGGAGCGGGTGACCATCCGCCAGGAAGCCTTGACCAAGAACGACGACAGGCAGGACGCGCAGATCGACCGGCTGTGGCGGCGCTTTCGCGGCGGGGCGGCGGAATGACCGATATCGTCAGCATCCTGGAAAAAGAAGAGGGCTTTGTCCCCCACGTCTACAAAGACCACCTGGGGTACTGGACGATCGGGCACGGCATTCTGGTCGATGAGCGCAAGGGCGGCGGGATCACCATCGAAGAAAGCCGCTATCTGCTCAACAACCGCCTGGCCCTGATACGAAAGGCCCTTGATAGGAAAATCAAGTGGTGGACCACGCAGCCGGAGCCCGTCCAGGACGCCCTGGTTCTGATGGCCTACCAGATGGGCGTGGAGGGGGTCTGTGGTTTCAAGACGATGCTGAGGTGCCTGGAGGCCGGGGAACTGGAGAAGGCCGCTGGTGCCGCCCTGAATAGCCGCTGGGCCAAGGTCCAGACGCCCGCCAGGGCCAAGCGCGTGGCCGCGATGATCCGGGGGGAGTGAATGGCTACGGAAAACGGTACGCCTGCTCACGGTCACAAGAAATTTGGCATGGCCTCGATCACGGCGGTCGGGGGCATAGCTGCCGGGCAGGAAGTGATCAAATTCGCCTGGGATCAGATGGCGGCCGTGGCCCTGTACAACGGCTTTCCGCTAACCTCGATGGCCGATGAGATGGCGGCGAACATCGTCACCATATGCGTCCTGGGCGCATTCTACTGGACCAGGGAACAATAACGGAGACATATCAAATGGTTACGACCTTCGATAAAGCAATTGTGGCCGTTCTTAGTGGCTTGTTTTTCTTTCTGGGCCAGTTTTTCGGTATCGGCTTCTTTGCCGACATGAGCCCCGAGACGTTCACGGCCATCGCCGGCGCGGTCACGACCGTGCTTGTCTGGCTGGTCCCGAACGCCGCGCCGCCAGCGGCATAACGACGTTATGCTCACCACCGTCCTAGCTGGACTCAAGGCGGTTGGCGGCTTCTTTGTCGGAGCCGCCAACGCCGCCTTCAAGTGGGCCGGGTTCTTCTTTGTCTACCGGCTTGCCATCAGACGAGAGCGGCAGCGGGCGGCGGAAACGACAGGAAAGATCCAAGATGAGCAGCTTAAAATTGCGGCAAAGCCTCCTTTGCATAGGTCTACTCTTCTTGAGCGGATGCGGGGCCGCAAGCGTACCGAGTAGCTGTCCGCCGCCGCGCTGGGCGGATGAAAAAGTAGCCGAGGAATTGGAGAACGTGCCCTATGACGGGTACGAGGATTTCTGGCAATTCATGTCCGACATAGAGACGTTGAATCGGCAGTTGGAGGTTTGTCGGAAATGAAAGCTGCGGCGCTCTACGCCGCCGAATGCGAGAGGGACTAGGCCATGCTGTCGAAACAGACCACCGGTATCCTGTCGGCCGTCGTCCTGGTGGCCGCCGCCGCTGCGGCCTTCGGCATCACCGACCTGCGCTTCTGGGCGCGGGCCGGGGACCTGCGGCAAGTGGCCGCCGACTCCTATACGAGCCAGCTCACCCAGATCTCCATCGTGCTGACGCAATTGCGCACGCAACTGGATCAATGCCGGGCGGTGCCTGGCGCGAACTGCACGGCGCTGATCGAGCAGCTGGTCTATCTGGAGGCCGAGCGGCAGCGGCTGAGCGGGCTGAAGGCCAAGCACGGCAGCTAGGGCGTTCGCTTTTGGACCATAATTACCTCCGCAGGGGACTGCCGCCTTGAGGCGACAGGGGAATGCGGCGCCGCCGCTTGGGTTGTGGGGCACGGCGCGTCGTGGTACGAAGTGCGAACCCGCCTCGCGCGTTAACGCTCGGCGGGTTCTTGACCAACGATCCGCTGGAACCGGAACGAAAGCCCGCCGCATGATAATCAGCTACAAGCTTCGGCTCTACCCCAATCGCGCCCAAGGCGACGGCCTCACCGTCATGCTCGGCGCCTTCTGCGACCTGTACAACGCGGCGCTGCAACAGCGCATCGAGGCATACGACCGGCAGGGCAAGAGCCTCAGCTTCGTCGATCAGTCCAACGAGATTCGTGCCGTTCGCGACACCGACGCGCGGTTGGCCGGTTTCAGCTACACCGCCGAGCAGCAGGTTCTCCGCCGCCTCGATAAGAGTTTCAAGGCGTTCTTCCGCCGTGGCCGGGGCTTCCCCCGCTTCCGCTGCACCGCCCTGCCATGATGTGATCTGGCCGTTCCCGTTCTTGTAGATGATGCCGACGCCTTCTGGAGTGGTGAAGCGAAGGACCTCATAGGGATTGGTGATCTTCTCGATAGCCGACCCTCGCTCGATCAACCATTTCGTGAAGGCCGAGCGGCGCTTGGCGAACTGCGCGATGGTTACTAGCAGGGTCACGGCTCGACTCCCGGGCGTGAGGCGCCGTGGCTCTGGCAATAGTCCGTGTTCGGGCCCGGCCCTTGGATGGCATGGCGGCGGCACAGCGGCTTGTCGCAGGCGCCGGCCGGTGTTGGCCAGTCGCACAGAATGTCGGCCGGCCTGCCGCAGACGGAGCACTTGCGCCGGCCTCGGCCGCGATTGCATAGGATCGCCGTGACCCCATCGACCTTGATCGTTCTACAGGCCATTGTTCCTGAGCTTCTCCGGCATCGGGCGGCGGGCGCTCACGGGTTGGCGCCCGTGGGGTTGGCTAACTCCAAAAGCGTGTCGGCATAAGACCAGCCGGCAGATCGGTTACGTGCGCGCCACGTGGCCGCCGACCTCGAAATTCCATGAGCGAGAGCGGCAACCGTAGCGGAAGGAAATTTTCCCGCCGGTGTCACTACAGCCTTCTTCACTTTGCTGCGTTGCCGAGTTCGTTCTCTATGTGCCGTGGAGTGTATCGTCTGGCAGGTTGTGCAAACCCGGCCGCCGCGCTTGTCCAGGCGCACCGTTGCTCCGAAGAGAGCGTGGCCGCGTTTACAGTGCGTCTTTTTTGCGTGTCTCTTCCTCGTGATCTCTGGGTTAGTGCTTCGTCTATGATTCTCGGCTGGCGTGACTGGCTCCAGATGCGCTGGGTTAACACAGCGTGTGTTGCGGCAGAGGTGATCGAGATGCAATCCAGCGGCAACTGGTCCAACTAACAATCGATAGAACACTCTATGAGCCCAATCCGATCGCGTACCATCCCAGACCCGGCCATACCCGGTTTTGGTCACCGAACCGATGAAGACCCAGCAGCCGGTTTCGATATCTTTTCTATATTTTGAGCGATACCTATCAGGGAGCATAAATTGCCTCCAGCAACGAATCCGCGTGGCACGGGGCGCAGTCGGCGCAATCGGCGCCGGCCGGGCGCCCGGTGGCGGCATGCTTGGCGCACAGGCCGCACCAGCAGGCGAGGTTGTGGCCGAGAAGCTCTGTCCTCACAGCAGTTTTGAATTTCTCGATCTCATTTAAGCCGTCCAAATCTTCCTGAAACGCTTGGGCAGCACGATCTCGACACCATGAGCCACCTAGGAAGTTGGGTTGGCCGGTTGACTCCCGCCAGTCTTCTAACCATTCGCGCCAATCGTATGGATTGCCCCACCTGGTCGGCCGGGCGACGCTCATGGCGGGCAGGCCGTTGAGCGCGCGGGAGGCGGCCTGGAGGTTGAACCCCTTGGCGCGGGAAAGCTGCAGGCGGACGGGGCGGACGGTCAAGGTCCGGTCCTCAACGTGTGCGCCTTGCCGCCGATGCCGCATTTGGCGCAGACCAGCTCGCCGCCGAGGCCGTCGGGAAACACCCGCCAGAATTTGAAGTCGTGCGCGCAGTCGTCGGAGTTCGGCGTTTCGTGAAAGAAGATCGGCGGCAGGGTCAGCCAATGGTTGGCGTGCATCTGGAAGTCGTAATCGGTCCCGTGCAGGACGGCGCCGCAGACCGGGCAGGCTTTGAGCTTCTCCAGCATGGTCAGGTCCCCGGCGGTTCGTTGAGATATTCGGCGGCATCGCGGAGCGCTTGCTCCAGCTCGTCGAGGGCGGGCATGGCTTCCATGTCGACGGCGAATTCCACGGTGCCTACTATATCGCCCCAGAGCGCCGCGATCTCGCGCAGTCTCTTGCGGGCGGATTCCAGCTTGCGCAGGGACTTGGCCAGCAGCGGCTTGGGCTTGATGCCGTATTGGAGACGGCGCGGCGCGGTGGCGAGGTGATCGGTCATGGGCGCGGCCCCGGTGCGAAGCCAGCGAATTTCCCATCCTTCACGAGCATCTCGTCCAGGCCGCCTTCGCTGTCGTAATAGAAAAGGCGCTGGCCCGGCTGCAGCCGACCATCCCTCAGCAGCCGCTCGACAACGCCCTCGGCGTCGTTGGTTACGGACATCTGCCGCGACCCACGGCCAATGTCCTTGATGACCAAGGGATCGGAACCGTCAAAGCTGTCCTCTATCACGACGAAGCGTGCGGATCTGTCGGTCATCACCACTCCCTGTCATGCTGCGTGAGCGCTTCGCGGGCGATCTGGCGAGCGGCTTCCCCGGCGAGCGGCCGCCCATTGTCGGTTCGGCCGCGCGCGATCTTCGCGAGAGCTCGCTCGAAAGCCGTCAACATTCCGGACGCCATGCCAGTATTGGCTGGCAACGCAGGCCGCTGGTCCGGATTTTTGCTGTCATCCCAATACGGCGGCCTCGCTTCCCGCCAATGCCACAGACCGTTTTTCGCCTCGTTGAGATCGGGCTCGATCACGCCAGTCAGCGACAGGTGATAGTGCAGCGAGTCGTCGATATATGTGTCGTGTGCTTGCGGTTCCGTTTTCGCTCCGCAGAGCAGCCGGCCATCAATCCGCCATCGTAGACTCACAGCCGCACCCAATCGGCAAGCTCGACCGAACCGGCCACCGGGTACGTGATCAGTTCGAGAGAGCGCATCGAGCCGAGCACGTTCTTGACATGGCCGCTGGTCGGCTCCCAGCCGCAAGCGCGCGCCACCTGGTCGCGGGTCAGGGAAGACCTGTTCGCCACCAGCACGTCGAAGACCTGACGCTGCGGGCCGGTGACGACCGCGCGGATAGCCGCAACGCCAGAGAAAGCGGTCCTCGATCAAGTCGGCCGCCTCCATCTTGATCGCGATGGCCGGGATGCAGGTCAGTCTGTCCCTGATCTCCACGCATTTGATAATCATACCTTCTCCGTCGCTCCCATCTTCTGGATCTCGGCCCAGAATGCCGCCGCGTTAGCCGCCTTCTGCGCCACCCAATGCTCGGCGCCCGCAGCATTCGCATCGATCACGGCCG